GAACTTATCTTCTTAAATTTCAAGATGATGGCGGTAGGTTTAGCGTCAATGCAGCCAGTGTAAGTTTATCTACTGTTGAAGTATTGGATTCTATAGTAGTTAAAACTGATCGAGAAGATACAGATAGTACACCTTATAACGGAACAAAATCTAATGTTGTTTATGATTCAACTCTTGGAGGATTGAAACTCATAAATCCAACAACAAATGCTACTGGTACTTATGATTTTGTAGATACGCTTGATCTTGGCGGTACATTCTCACTTGTCTTAAAAAGACATTTTCAAGGGGTTGGTTTCTATGTAGGAGATCAATTTGATAATAGAACAGAATTGATTGATACCTGGACAGATTTTGATGGAACGGTTGCAAACGAAGCTAATGCAAAAATAGCTGTTCGTACTTCTACTGACATGAGTTCTTATTCAGCATTTAACGATTTTGCTAATGGAACATTTAAGGGCAGAGGTTTTCAATTTAGGATTACTTTAGAAAGTTCTGATGTTGCACAAAACATGAATTTACAACAAGCAGGGTACACTGCAACTATGCCATCAAGAACTGAACAATCATCTGTTATAGCATCAGGTAGTGGAGCTAAAAATGTTACTTTTACAAGTCCTTTCTTTGTGGGAACCTCTGGCTTGGGTAATTTAAATAGTTTTTTACCAGCAGTAAGTGTATCTCCACAAAATATGGCAACAGGTGATTTCTATGAGATAACAAATGTGTCAGGAACAGGCTTTACAGTTCACTTCAAAAACTCAAGTAATGCTAGTATTAATAGGAACTTTACCTACAGTGCTGTTGGTTTCGGCAAAGGAGGGTAACATGGAGGAAAATAGTATTTAACTGTGGCTGACGTTACAAACTACACAATCGAAAATGCTTCTGGAGCGAACGTAAGAATTGACCTTAATAATGTTTTTGCTGCGATCCAATCAAGTAATTCTAAATCAACAGATTTAGCACAAAGTCAGTGCGTAGCTGGTATGCCTTTTTTAAATACCACTACAAACATTTTAAAAATTAGGAATAGTTCTAATAATGGTTTTACAGAAATAGGAAACATTAATACTGCAAATTTAGGTTTATTACCAGCAACAGGAGGCACTATGACAGGTGCTCTATTAGGACATGACGGTTCAACTGCTGCTGCTCCTGCTTTTAGTTTCGATACGGATACAGATTTAGGTTTATTTAGAAATGCTGCCAACGTAATGGGATTTAGTTCTGGCGGTACTGAGCAAATGATATTTAGTGCTAATGGTATTAGCTTACGAACACAAAATGAAATTAGATTTGAGGATGCAGGAGGAGGTCAATATGTTGCCTTAAAAGCTCCAACAACAGTTTCAAGTAGTTTTACGTTTACCCTACCAGCAGCCGATGGAAGTAATGGTCAGTTCATACAAACAGACGGTAGTGGTAATCTAAGCTTTGGAGGGGCTGGTGGTGCGATTACCCTTGGTTCGACTTCGATTTCATTAGGTAGTTCAGCTACGACTATCGCAGGATTAGCTAGCGTTACATCAACAGATGTAAACTCGACCACTCTTAAGGCAACGACAATAAAAACAAACGCATCAAATAGAGTTGCACCTGTAATTCAAAACTCAAGTGGTACTGAAATTGCAAGGTTATGCAAGGCTTATGTAAACTTTAATGGACAAGTAACACAAGCAAATATGATTAGAGATGATTTTAACGTTACTGGTATTACTGATAACGGTACAGGGAGTTATAATATTAATTTTGGAACTGCAATGGCAGATGCCAATTATACAGTGGTTTTAAGTCACGACTTTCGATCAGTTAATAATAGAAGTATAGGTCTTGATAGTAACAGTTACAGTACTACTACTTTTAGAGTGACAACAGAAGATGCTACGCAAAGTTACGGTACAGGTTCAAGTAGAGTTGATTGTAAAATAATAGGTGTTGCAGTTTTTGGTACCACTTAGTTAAAATGATTATCAAGGAGGATTAAACATGACAGTTCATTGGGGCGATGGTACGAGTCAAACATCGGCAGCGAGTTCTGTTACGGCTGCATTAGTTTGTAAAGCTTGGGTGAATTTTGATGGTCAGAACTCCCAATCAAATATGATTAGAGATTCGCAAAATATTACTGGTATAACTGATAACGGCACAGGTAGTTATAATGTTAATTTTCCAAGCTTGGGAGATGCTAATTATTGCACTGTTGGCTCACATAATATTCAATCAGTAAATAATAGATGTTGGGGAACTGATAATAGTAGTTATTCAGCTACTACTTGTAGGGTTACTATTGAAGACCCCAATCAAAGTTACAACACAGGATCAAGTAGAGTAGACAATGATCGTATGTGCCTTGCATTTTTCAGTTAAAATGCTGATAATATAAGCAAAGGTATTAAATTTATGGCTAATTCGGATTCTAAAATTGTGTATTTAAACCCAGAAAATGAAGGAGGTATATGTATTATAACGCCAACAGATAATTGTATAAATCCAGATACAGGTAATTTATTTACACTTGAAGAAATTGCTAAGAAAGATGTTCCGACTGGTGCTAAATACAAGATAATACCTGTATCTGACGTTCCAACAGACAGATCTTTTAGAGATGCTTGGACTGTTAGTGAATCAAACCTTACAGATGGAGTAGGAGCATGAGTATCATTTCAACAGATATGACAAAAGCGAAAGCAATACATAAGGATAAAATAAGAGTTGCAAGACAACCAAAATTTCAAGAACTTGATATTGAGTATCAAAGAGCTATAGAAGTTGATGATGCTACGAAAAAATCAGAAGTAGCCACAAAGAAACAGGCACTTAGAGATGCCCCTGCTGACAGTGCTATAGATGCTGCAACAACTGAAGCAGAGTTAAAAGCTCAGTGGAATACAACTATTCTTGGTGATTCTCCTTACATCTAATGGCAGTTATCCCAGGAAAAAAGAATTTTAAAGTAGATAGGAGAGCAGACTTTCCTATTAAGCTGACATTTAAAGACTCTTCTGGATCGGCTATAAACTTAACTGGATACACTGTAGCTGCACAGGTTTATGACGAGTCACGATCCACAAAATATGCTGATTGGGATATTACATACACAGATAGAGCTAATGGCATTATCGACATGAATTTAACAGATACAGCTACAGCTACCTTTACTCCAAGTATTTTGTTTTATGACGTATTGTTAACAGAACCAGGGGGACTTAAAAACTATTATTTAGAAGGTAAACTATTTATAAGTGAAGGATACACAGCATGAGCAATCCAAATCAAGTTGTAGTCTCACAAGTCTCAGATGTAACAACAGTTGAATTAACTACAACTGGCCCTCAAGGACCATCTTTTGCCGTTTCTCAGACAACAATGGATGATTCTGGTAAAGTCAACAATTCAGTAGTGTATTTTGACTCAACAAGTGGTACATTTAAAGCAGATGCAACTCGTACCGTAGAAAATTTAGTCGATGGAGGTAACTTTTAATGGCTAACACAATCAGAATTAAAAGATCAACTGGATCGTCTAACCCAGGATCTATGGCTAATGCCGAAGTTGCTTTCAGAGAAGGTGACGAGGTTTTAATCTATGGTACGGGCACAGGGGGTGCGGGAGGTTCCGCTACGAGTATCATTCCTATTGGTGGTAAAGGAGCATTTTTTGATAAAGCAACAACTAGAAACGCAAATATTGTATTAGCTGGACCCACAACTGGAAGTGCTGCTGCACCTACATTTAGGTCACTTGTAGTCGCAGACATACCAACATTAACTTCAACAAAGCTTAGTGATTTCGACACGCAAGTAAGAACTTCAAGACTAGATCAAATGACCGCCCCAAATGCTGCGGTTTCATTTAATAGTCAAACAATAACTAATGTAGCTGACCCCACCGCCGACCACATGGCAGCAAATAAAGGTTATGTAGATGGAGTCGCACAGGGATTAGATGTCAAAGATTCTGTGGTCGCTACAACTACTGCGAATGGTACGTTAGCTTCTGCTTTTGCAAATGGTCAGACTATTGATGGTGTTTCATTGTCAACTAACGACAGAATACTTATCAAAGACCAAAATACTGCGACAGAAAATGGTATTTATAAAGTCAATGCTTCTGGAGCACCTACTAGAGTTGATGATTTAGCTACTGGTGCTGATGCTGCTGGTGCTTTTGTTTTTGTAGAGCAAGGCACAGTAAATGCAGAAAATGGATTTGTTTGTACCTCTAATAAAGGAAGTGCCGTTGTTGGAACAAATAACCTTGCATTTTCACAGTTTTCTGGTGCTGGTCAAATTACTACAGCAGATGGCCTACAAAAAACAGGTAATACAATATCAGTTGATTTAAAAGCAAATGGTGGACTTGTTATTGAATCTGCTGAAGTTGCTGTTGATCTTGCTGCTAGTTCTATAACAGGAACACTTGGTATTGCCGATGGTGGAACGGGTGCTACAACTGCAAGTGCAGCTAGAACAGCATTAGGTCTTGCGATTAGTTCAGATGTACAGGCTTATGATCCACAACTTCAAGATATATCTGGTCTAAGTCCAGCAGATAGTCACATTATTGTAGGTAATGGGTCTAACTTTATTTTGGAGGCTGGAGCTACAGCTAGAGCTAGCCTTGGGTTGACAATTGGAACGGATGTTGAACCACATTCAGATAAGCTTACAGAGCTTGCAACAATGGCTCAAAATACTGCTGACGCTTTAGCTGATTTAACAAATACTGAGGTGGCTATTCTTGACGGAGCAACGGTAAGTACTTCTGAGTTGAACATCATGGATGGTGATACATCTGCAACATCTACAACCCTTGCACTTGCAGATCGGATGGTTATGAACGATGCTGGAGTCATGAAACAAGTAGCATTATCTGATCTTGTTACTTTTTTAGAGGATGGTTCTGCTTCTGGCTTTGATATAGACGGAGGAACTTACTAAAGCTAATTCAACGGAGGTTAACCAATGTCAAACACAATCAAACTAAAAAGAGGTTCTGGTAGCGATCCAGGTGCTAGTGACCTAGTTGTAGGCGAACCCGCCATTAGAACCGATACAGGCGAAATATTTTTAAAAAAAGACGATAATTCAGTAGCTAAAATATCTGGAGGAGGGGTAACTGACGGAGATAAAGGAGATATTACTGTAAGTAGCTCTGGTGCAACTTTTACTATTGATAACGGAGTTATTACTGATGCAAAAGTCGCTTCTAATGCTGCCATAAGTGCAAGCAAAATATCAGGAGTAATGCCAACTACAGGAGGAGCTTTTACAGGTAATGTTTCTATATCTGACAATGCAATTGAATTTGACAGCGATTCTGGAAATACTAATAAAGTTTCTCTTCAAGGGCCAAGTAGTTTAAGTTCAAGTTATACTCTTACTCTTCCCACTGCTGTTGGTTCTAATGGTCAGGTATTAAGTACAAATGGTCTAGGTGAATTAAGTTATTTAAATATTGCTTTTACTAATCCGAATCAAGTAATTGGTCTTTATGACCAAAGTGGCACTCCAGTACAAAGACTTTTAGCTAGCACAGAAGGAGTAACAGTACAGGGAACATCTGGTGCTGTTAGTAAGTTAATGTTCAGAGATAGAACAACAGCTAACTTTTTAAAATTCAAGCCTGTTGATACTCTTTCTGCTACTGTTGAATTTACTTTACCTTCTGCTGATGGATCGTCTGGACAGTTTTTAACAACTAATGGTAGCGGTGTCCTAAGTTTCGCATCAGTAGATAAATCAACTCTTCAGTTTCCCGATGGTAGTACAGGATTATCGCTTACTACACAAAATGAATTACAGATAGCTTCCGCTAATCACAAAATAGTTTTTGACACTGACAATGGTAATACTCACCATATAAGTTTTGCTGGCCCAAGTTCTTTAACAAAAACAAGTGAGTTTACGTTGCCTGAAGATGGATCGGCAGGACAATTTTTGAAAACTGATGGAAGTGGGGTATTAAGTTTCGGATCAGTGGATACAGATAAAATAGAAGAGGGAAATAGCAGTGTTGAGGTTGTTGATAGCGGTTCTGGTTATGTGTCAACTGTAGTTGATGGTAATGAAGAAATAAGAACTTTAGT